AGCCATATCAGAACTAAAGATGCTATCGAGGGTGTCATCAACATCAACAAGAACACAGCTAGCAAATTGTCGAAGTGGAGTTCGCACTCCTGCCATGATAGGTGTGGGAATGTTGATTTTGTGTTTTGAGATTGCGTCGTAGTATCTTTTGACATATGAAAGTCGTGTCTCCTGAGGATATTCTGCGAATATCGTTAGTGCAATCAAAATGTACATAAACTGAGGTGTCTCAAATACCTCAGCATTACTTCTATCTTGTACTAGGTATTTATCTACAACTTGCCTCAACCCAGCATACGTGAACAAATAATCCCTATCATGGTAGATAAAGGAATTTACTTTTTCAAGTTCTTCTTCAGTATATTTTTGCAGCACTTCTGCGTCATATACATTGTTATCAATACCATACCTAATCTGCTCTAGAAGGGTAGGACTTCTTTTAAAGTTCACCGCAAGTTGCTTACGGATAGAGAATAGGAGCAATCTTGCTGCTGCATATTGATAGTTAGGATGCTCTAGATCGATTAGATCTGAAGCAGAACGAATCAAAATCTCTTGAATCTCATCAGTAGTAACACCATCATAGAATTGAATTCCAGATTGGATCTCTACTTGACTAGCAGACACACCAGAGAGACCCTCACAGGCAGCCTCTACCATCTTGTGCATCTTTTCAAGGTTCAGTACCTCAATAGTCCCACTACGTTTTTTAACCTTGATACCGTTGCTCATATTCTCTTCCAGGTGGTAAATTTTAATTTTGCTTCTAAACCAGAATAAGTATTTAATTCTATCAGATTTTGGACATCGTGTCCAGCAAGGACCATATCATTTATGTCCTTTTCATCAATATGTGATGGCCAAATGACTATGGAGTCACCACTATCGATTGTTCGACTGATTCTACTGAGGATTTCTCTATTACGTGGTTCGTTATCGTAGATCCAAACAGGATTGCTAATACCCCAATTACTGATATCAAGATCAGCTCCGCACATAGCAATTGAGTTGCGAATAAACGTGCTATCGAATGGTCCCTCTGTAATGTAGACACTGCTACTTTTTGTGATGTTGTCGAGTCCATATATTTTCGGTGCTCCCTCTTTAAGCATTACAGTAATATATTTAATAGATTTGGAATTTAGACTCCTACCTTGGAATCCGATGAGATCTTTGTCGCAATATAACGGGATGATGATCCTAGGCTCTTTACCCATATACCCGTGATCCAATCCCTTAAACGTATGCACAAACTTATCAAAGTTTTCTGCATAATAAAATTTGGTGGGATCGATCTTACGATTTTGAAGATAGGTTCTAGCAACTTCCACCTCACTGCATAGAGGAAGAACGATCCTCTGTGCAAACTTAGGTTTTTCAAAAACAAACTTAGGTTCATTAGTTTGCATCCCACGTCTTCCAGTTTTTCCCTCCTTAAACTTCTCTAGACAATAACTCTTATGCAGAGCAACATCCATATGCTTAAGAAAATTATTCAACGATAAACTAGCACCACAGTTATGGCACTTATAGTTAGTATCATTTTTTACAGAGTATAGATAACCTCTCGTTTTACTCTTATTCTTATGGGAGTCTCCACAAATGGGACACCTAAAGTTAAAAAGATTTGCCTTTACTCTTTTAAATTTTTGTAGTCTTACAGAAACTAGGTTAACATATTTGACATCAATTTGATCCATTTACGAAAGAGACGATTTCTGCTTCCACCATATTACTCGCATTTGCTGCTGGTGTCAAGAATCTAATCATTGGTGGGATCACTTGTAATACTGCTACAAGGGTTGCAAGCACTGCTCCTGCACCCACAACAAACTTAGCATTGGTATCTACCTTTTTCTGGATCTTGCTGATCCTAGTTTGAACCAGTTCATGATCCTTGTCATGTCTTTCCTTCATCTCCTCAAGCATACCGATAATAAGTTTATCGGAACGATCAGATTCATCCAATCTATTTTCATGACGCTCCAAGATTATAGCAACTCTATTGCTATTTTCTGAGATTGTACCTACTGCTCTTTCAAGTTTGTCAAGCATCTCTTTAGAGAGATCTTCATAAATGTCAAGTTTAGATTCTAAAACTGCTAATCTACCAAGACCAAATGCCATATTAGTTATACCTTTTTCTTATCTAATGATTTTACCCACTGTTTATAAGTCTTTGGGACTTTTCTATAATCTGTGTTTCCACGTCTCTGAAATTTAATCAGAGGATCATAACCTGCGGTTGGTCCTGCTGCAGCAGAAGAACCAGTAAATCCACCAGAACCGACTGCGATCATTTCACGAATAAGTTGTATGAATCGATCAGTCTTTTCCATTATCGTTATATAAGATTTGTAATTTTTCTAATGCATCAACATCACTTTCAATATCATGAATATAACATTTTGGATACTCTGGCAACCTATTTAAAAAGTGTACAAAGGTTTTTGTTGTTGACCAAAGATCCTCCTCAAGTTTATAGAAGAGCATTGGTGTTGTTGCATCATCAAATATGTTATACAAAATGATGAAGTGATTAAGAAGCAAATGTACCTTTAATTCACCAGTGCTCTTATATTTCCTCATGAGCCGTTTAATGTACTTGAAGTGATTCAAGTCACGATGGAAATCATCTTTAGTAATGGCTTGAGGATTCTCATAATTTTTTATAGCAAATAATAAAAAATTTTCCTCATTCAATTCATCAAATAACATATCTTAAGTTATCAGCTTAGTGGATCTGCGTCATAGATTGGAGCATTGCCAGTAGTAATACCAGACATTGCAACTAGAACTTCTTTCTTAACTCTGTAGTTACCATGAGTATCGTTATAAGTGGTAACTCCAACCCAACCAACACCAGTCTCGAAGACGGTTCCATTTGCGTTCTGAGCACCTTGCGCTGCTACACCGTAGACATAAGCATCAGCAGTGCCACTAGAAGACTCACTGTACTTAACGTCTCCAACAGTGTATGAAGGACACTGACTTGCAGAGAAGTTAGTGGCAGCAATTGCAGCACCACTAAGACCTGCAGTAGATGCAATTGTTAATTGTGTTGTGCTCTGAATAGATGCTACGACAGCATCACCAAAATAAACACCAGATACGGGATCATCACCAAATCTGATGACATCACCTGCTTGAATAGATCCAGCATTACCAAACCCAGTGGTGGAACCTGTCACAACACGGGTGGTGTAATTAAGACTAACGGTGCCAGCAGAGGTTACATTATCACTATTTCCCCAAAGTGCCATGTTTCTTTTCCTTTGAATACATTTGCTATTAGATATTTATAAAAAATGGAGACCACAAAATGATCTCCGTATCATTTATTTTCTTATTTATACTTATTCAGCAGGTGCGTCTTCTCTTGCAAGAATTGCTTTAGAGACAACCTCTAGAAGCTGATCATCCATATCAGTCTTGGTCAACTTAACTGCTTTAGCAAGAATAACAAGACAGATCTCAATGAGTTTCTCACCGAGTTCTTCATTTTCTGGAATTTTTTTGACAGCATCCGAGATTACCTTTGATGCGAGTGGTAGTAAGAATGAAAGCATGATAAACCTCAAGTTGTATATTCTATATATTCCAATTACTTCTTCTTGGTATCTATGATTGCACCTTGACCATGCTTGGCACGGATTTGTGCTTTCACTTTTTCGACAGCAGACATACCATCATACTTTGGTTTTTTCTTACCAAATGTATTGGGTGTATTACTGACTGGTTTCTTATAACGATTGTTACCATCAACACCACCACGTTCCATGCGACGGTCTCTTAGAGAATCTGCACCTTCTTCATTAACAACTTCCTCATACTTTACATGATCTTTGGGTTTCTTGTAGTAAGCGGGACCAGCATCAGGCATGATCTTCTTGCTTTTATCAGAACCCTTTACCTTGATTCTCTTCTCTGCTTCATCAATCTCAACTTCTTCTTTTGCAACTTTACTTAAAGACTGCTTTCTCTTCTGTGCAATTTGCTGGTCAACCATTGCCTTCTTTTTCTGGAGAGCAATTTCTTGAGGAGACATTTCCATAGAAGTCTCTTCACTCATACGGTTAACAACTTTTTGTGCTGCTTTTTTAATTATACTTTTAACACCTTTCTTTGCTTTTTTAGGTGCTGCTGCTGCAGTTGCTTTTGCCTTTTTAACTTTATCACCAGCAGTTTGTGCTGCTTCTCTACCTTTATTGTAAGCAGCAACTTGTGCCTGAGCAGACTTTAGTCTTGCTTTCTTACCAGTAGACTTAAGTTTTTGTCTTGCAAGTCTACCAACTGCCTTCACCATACGACCAGTAGAAGTATCTTTCTCATGTGGTTTATCGGTATCATGACCAAAAGTTACTGTTGCTTCAATAAGTGCATACTCAATAGCATCTTCTACATCATATACATCAAATCCTTCCTGAACCAACTCGTCATACACAGTATATGCAACAAGATCTACTTCATCCATCTCGGTGTTTTCTAAGATTGAAACTTCCTCAGAAATCTTAGGATTGATCTTAATAGTATTCTTTACGTTTTTTTCTTTTACTTGCTTCTGCTCTTCACTATCTTCACCAACAACTTCACGAAGATCATCTCTCCAGTTTGAATATCCTTCACCAATCTTAGTAGTTACTTTCTTTTTACCATCGGGACTAGGAACAAATTCTCCAAATTCACCCATGGATTTATCTTTTTTATTGACATCACCACTTACATTGGTGTCAATTCTTTTAACTGCTTTCTTAACAGCACCTTTAAGATCTGTAGAAGGAACTTCTACATCAGTACTCTTCCCTTCTTTCATTGCTTTGGCAATTGCCTTACGACGTTTTAGAAGATACTTATCAGTCTTATCAACCTTCTTATCATTATTCACATCAGAATCTTCTTGTCCTACAGGATCAAGTTGCTTTTCCTCAAAGTGAGGGTTCTTCATTTGAGGACCCTTAGCAAGTTCTTTACGTGCCTTCTCATTATTTGCCTGACGTTTCTTCATATCGGGTTCAAGATATGAATCGTCCTTTTTCTTTTCAGCAATGGCTGCTACCTTCTCAAGATATACTTGAGAAATATCGTTAAGAGGATTCATTGACATGAGTATAAAATGTTTTACTTTTTAGCCTTATACTTATTTATGAAATTCTTAATAGCACTAGTTCCAGTCATTCTCATCGTATAATTTCTATTTGCATCAGTTCCAACTTCCCTCTCTGGACCAGATACACCAGAAGGACCAGGATAATTTACAACTGCTTCCATCACATCCTTAATCCAGGACTTGAACATGTAGTTCTCTTTAGTAACACAAATGAGATGATTAGTTCCTCTACGAATAATCTCACCAACCAATCCAGTGTTTAGATTCTCTACAATATCTCCAAGACTAAAAATTTTCCCAGAGATATAGTTCTCACGAAGTCCTTTATGATCATACTTAGGAGCAATTTCCCACATCTCTGCAGTAACCTTTTGCTTACTCTTCAGTTTCATACCAGTACGAACTGCGTTGAAGAGTGCTTTAGTATCACCATCATCAAGTTTCTTTGGTGTTCCTCTACGGAATGAATTAAAGTCACCATCAATAACTGCCTTACGCATCTTAGATGCAGACATCCCTTCTACACCTTCTGCATCTGCATCTCTTACACCAGCAGAGATGACACGAATCAAATCAAACTCATAAAGTTCACCATTATATTTCTGAGCAAGATTTTCAAATTCTGCTTGTCGATCTGAACCAACAACGATATTTACATTCCCATATCCATCTTCATTTGCTGCGACAAGAACATCAAAGATATTTTTCATTTCTGGATCATTGACAATGTTCTCTTCATAGTCAGAGAACATCTTCTTCATAAATGAAATCTTCATATCAGGGTCAAGAGGATTCTTCTTTGGATCCTGAGAACGTGAAGGAAATACTTTATAGTCTCCACCAGTAGATGATTTCTTTGCCATACTCAAAAGTTTTTCATGTCCAACTGTTGGTGGATTAAATCTACCAAACACTATAGTTAGTGTATCAGACTGTTGCTCCTCACCTTCTTCTGGTGGTGCTTCTTTCTTAGAACTACCTTTGGGTTCTTCTTTACCTTGCTTATTTTTAGTTTCGTCTTGCTTCTGTGTAACCTGATTAGTATTCTGGTTGCCGTCCCTTTCACCAACCTTCTGATTTTTATTATAGAACTTCAGTTTGCCACTTTCAGTTTTCGCAACAAATTCTCCACGGGAGTCATACCAACCACCATGTCCATCACTCTTAAGGTTGAGTTTCTTTGCCTGTGCTGAGGCACCCTCACCTGCTTCTTTTAGGAACTGTAGAAAACTTTTCATTTATGTTATTAGTCCTTATGTATTATTTATTCCAATTTCCAGTACGGGGCTGACAATGATGATCTAGAATTTGCATAGAGATAAAAATCCTCGCAAACTTGCTTCTGTTTTTCAGAATTTGTTATACCATTGATAGCATCTATGATTGCAATACAATGGACTTTTGAATATAACCAAGAATCGAATTGTTTTTTCTTAGTCTTCTCTACTTGCAATTTAGCAAACTTTTCAACTGTGTATCCTGTTGCATATTTTTTTAGACCCTCACTAACATATTTTACAATATCTGTTGGATCTGACTTTATCTTTTTGGCATATGTAGTGTCTATCTGAGGAACACCATGCATCTTGAGAAGAAGGTTAACTGGTCCTAAAGATATTTTTCCTTGATTTGCCTTTTGACCTTTCACTTCACCTTGCCATCCAGTTAATGCATTAGCACCACCAAAAGATCTAAACTGAATCTTTGTACCATCTTTAAAATTCAAATACGTGTCAATACTATCATAATTCATGGTGAAGTTAGTGAACTCTTTTTCCAGAGAATCTTTTTTATCGTAATTAAGAACCTTTAGATTAGAAGTTCTAGACATCTTTTTGAGAGAAACTCCAAACATCTTTGGATCGGATGGATTGATTCTTTCATTCATACATTGATTCAATCCTTTGATTGATTTCTCATTTTCTAAACAGTCAGGATTGTACTTTGGTGTTGTTGCATATATGTCTGCTGGAGACCACTTATTAATATCAATTCTTATTCCTTCAATCTTTTTAATTCTTTTAAATTGATTTTCAATATGATCTACTGTCTTTGATCCCCTATGAAATACTATTCCACTTTTAATACCTTTAAATTTCTCCCATAACTCATTGGCACCCAGGACTGACGATTCAATCCAATCATCAGGAAGTTCATTCAAGATCTTCTCAATATTTTCATCTATGTCAAACTTATCTTTATTTGCATTAACATTATCTGGAGTAATATCTGAGTGCGTTATCTTTCTTCCAAGACCAAATGCTACTGCAGCATAAACTGCTTGTGCAGATTCTGCCATTTTAGTGACAGCTGCACCAGCACCAGATCCACCACCAGATTTTGGTTTGAATACAATATTTAAGTATGTGGAAGAACTCTCAGATACCTTTAGACCTTCAAAAGTAGATCCAGGAACTTTGGTTTGTTCTACCTTTATACCTTTCTTAGCAAATGCTGCTTTAATTTCTTCCCTTGCTTCCGATCTTTCTTTAGTGCGAACATGGAGGGTTGTAACTCTAGTTCCAGCACTCTTTACTTCAGTATCATAGTCCTGAAGAATATCGTTAAGGGCAAGTAATGTTTCTGCTACAGTTGCCATTTTTTTTATTTTTATTTATGAACGATGCTAGGCAGCCTTTGCTCCTGACTTATGACGTTCGGTTCCCTTCTCATCAGTATATGATTCTTTCTCCCTTCTAGGAGTTACATAACCTACACCAGGAACTACACCAGTCTTACCAGCAGCTCTGGCAGCATTTCTATCTGCTGCTCTCTGTGCTGCTCTCTTGCGATTGCGGTCATAAGAACTCATTGCTTCGTCAAAATGCTCATCAGCTTCTAGGATAGCATTGATCTCCTCTTCTGTAAAGATGCCAGTTGCTTCTAGTTCTTCTTTTTTCATCTTAGTTTTGCTGTCCATTGCCATACGGCGTTTGAACTGCTTATCTGCTTCTTTGTTATCACCACTGTGTTGGGCACGTTGATCATTATCATATGCATTTCTCTTTGCCCTATCAACACGCAGTTTGCGCTCAGGAGTCATTGGCTCGTATCCTTCTGCCTCAACTTCTTCATTTGCTTTATTCAAAGTCTTGGTGATTTTCTTGGAACGTTCCATTGCCTCTGGACTTCCATCACGTCCAAGATTACCTGCTTTACGGAACATCTTGTTCTTAGGGAGTTCTTTCTTCTCCTCATCCATATGGTCAGCAGACTTGTACATAGGACTACCGTCCTTCTTTTTCATTCCTGCCTTATAATTCTGATATGCTTTAGTATTACCTTTCTTATCAGCAGCAGTGACAGTATACGTTTCTTCTACGTTGTCAGTATAAACCGCAGAATATGCTTCAGAAAGAGAGTTGAAAGTCTTGCTGTCCATATTAATCTAGATACTTTTTATTATTTAGTCATTCAGAATCTGAAGAATCATCCGAACCCTCTTTTACTTTATTAAAACCAAATGGACCTGCTGCCTTTTCTTCTAGTGCTGCCTTCAGTGCAATACCACCAACTGCTTCCATACATTTAAGAATATCTTCTGTCTTAGCACCTTCACCAAGTTCTCTGGCAACGTACCAATACTTTGGCCAGAATGTTTCACCTGCTTTTTGATAGTCGTCTAGTGTAAGTAATTTCATTTTCCTGATGTATCGTAATTAAATTTGTCGTCTTCGTCTTTTAGTTTACGTTGACGAATACCTTCATGAAGAGCAGCAATTGCTGCCTTAGTCTCAGGAGTTTCTTCCCACTCCCATTGCTGTTTATGCTTGTTCTTAAATGATTTTTTACTCATAGGTTTCATACTCCATTAGAAGATAGTTAACATTTAAAACAACTCTTGTTTGTTGGTCCGTACAAGTATATCCCATGTGTTTAATTCTACCATCGAAAATAACTAGACGATTAAATTCACTATTAAATTGTTCTCCAGTTTCAAATTCAGTGAATCCGTTGTTGGTGTTGCAATAATATATTGCTGTTCTATGTATTGAACCAGGAAAAGTCCAATCAGTATGATATTCTCCGATAGGTTCATTAATATCTCGCATCAAATTTAGATTCATTTTTGATCTAAGGAGCAAGATATTTTTGTCTGGATAGAGTCTCTCTATTCCATTCATAACGGAACCAGTAAAGGTATTATGCCATTCACTGATTATACCACGATTTTGTTTATAAAGTGTATGCGTAAATTGACCAAATGTTTTTAATTCTTCTTCACGAGTAATGTATGAATTCCAATACCAAGGAAACTCACTATGTTCAAGAGCAGATGCTATAGCAGAAGAATCTCTCGAATTTAAAAAATTATCATAAACTTCAAACATTATTCATTTCCATCCTCCCTTTAGAACCCATTCGTCATGGTATTGATTGTTCCAATTTTTACTGATCCCGTAGGATGGTTGAATTACTTGCTCAATGTACCTACGATTTTCTCTGGCAAGATTTAGACTCTCTGCTTCGAGAGACTTGACTCTTCCATCAACTTGAGATGCCCACCATACTGCACCTGCTCCCTGAACCAATAGGAAAGAAACAATTGCAAATGGAACTTTTAAATCTTTCACAGATCTCCATCTTTACGATTTTCAGAATAGTGGACATCAAACTCACCACCAGGATAACGAGACTTGAGTTTATCCACGTTCATCTCAATGACTTCATCAAGAGAAATATTCAGACCCATACATGCCTGAGCAACATACCACATGATGTCCCCAAGTTCACGTTTTAAATGAAACATATTCTCTTCATTTACTGGTTTGCCTTGGAAGATAATCTTCTTAACAACTTCAGTAAACTCACCTGCCTCAGCAGACATTCCTACAGCAGCAGTCAAGAGTCTCCAAGTTTCAAATCCTTCTCCACGAAGTTCTTGAATACGATACTCAAAGGCATCAGCATCTTTACTAGGTTGAGATGTGACGGCATTCACAAACTCAAGATATGCATCAGTGTTTACTTTACTCATAAGTCTAATTTGGGTTGTTCGGATTGTTGTATTTGTAATTTTTGTCCTTGGACTTCAATGTATTCTACCTCTGCCCAACTACCACCAACACCACCGTCCATATTGACAACAATATCTTTAGTTGGTAATTGATTTTGTGAAAATGGTTCTGCATCTACAATTTCATAGACTGGTTTGAATTGGTAGAAATGTCCATCCCATCTACAGTTTCTCATATTAACGAGATTTACGGCATCTCGATGAGCACCGCAATCAGCAATTTTTTGACCACGTGGATTAAATACAGAATACATTAGAACTTGAATCCATCAAAGGATTTTTTAGCATTGTGTTCCTCATCATTATACTCCTCATCCTGCCCACTGTCAAGGATGTCATTCTGGGCAGATTGCTCACAATCATATAAACGCATCTTGGCACGATCAATACCAACTACAAATCTTTTATTTACATTTCCATCATTGTATCTGTTCTTCAATTGTTTCACCATAATTTGTCCGAGTTGTTCAAGTTCCTCAGTGCTAATAAGGGCAAACATAAGATCAGCAGTAGCAGGGAGACCAAAGGACTCACTAGTGTCAGTAAGGTCAACGTCAGAGCTACCATAACCAGAACGAGTGGTCTGGGTGGCAGATACGATAGGGACCGAGGCTTCGCAAGCCAACCCTCTAAGCTCTTCTGCAATAGACTTAATATATGAATATGAATTGATAGAGCCACCCTGGCGATACCGTGAGGAAGCACATATATTAAGGTAATCAATGAAAATAATATCAGGTCTAAATGACTTCTTAAGTGCAAGCTCATTAAGAAGTGCTCTGAAATGTCCACTATGTGCGCTCGCAGTTGGGTATTCTTTAATTATAAGTTGACCTTGTGTTTTTTGTGCAAGTTTTGTCACCTTATCCTCAAACATAACTTTAGGTAGATTACTTATCTCCTGAATTGGTACGTTCAAAAGGTTTGCATCAATACGTTCAGCAATTTTTTCCTCTGCCATCTCCATCGTAATGTATAGAACATTTCGTCCACTAAACAAAACTGAACTGGCCATATGGCACATGAACAAAGACTTACCAACACCTGTTCCTGCTAGTGCAATATTAAGAGTCTTATTGGGAAGACCACCCTTTGTAATTTTATCAAAGTACTCAAGACCAAATGGAATTTTATCTTCTTTCCGATTGTATGACTCAAATCTTTCTTCATAATCATTGAGGTAATCATGACCAACATGATTATCAAAACTTACACCGAGAGCATCTGAGAGGATATTGGGAATAGCATCACGATTCTGTTTCTCATCATTACCATCGGCAATATGAATAGATTCCATAAGTGCCAAATAAATGGCACGATCACGACACCACTTCTCAGTAGTATTAATCAACCACTCAAATTCACTAGAAGAATCTTCAAGTGATTGAACAAGAGTTATGATATCTTTGAAAGATGAATCATTAACATCCTTTCGGTTTTCAATTTCAATACAAAGAATTTCTTTACTAGCAAGTTTATTATACTCATTAATAAATTTTGAAATCTCTTCATATACAATTTGCTCAGAAGATTCTTCAAAATATTCCCTCTTCAAAAAAGGAATAACTTTTCTTGCATACTCTTCATTGTTCAATAGATTCTTCAGAATCAGAATTTCTATCTTGTCCATAACTAAATTGAAATGATATGCTAATACGTTTGCGGTTTGGTTCCTTAAAAGGATTCACAGAGTGGACTAGGTAAGTCGGAAATAAAATAAGTAAACCAGCAGTTGGGTATATGTGCATAGCACTTACCGTATGCCATTCGTCTCTCACTGGATCTAGATGGATTCTTTTCCCATGATTAGGATCATAGAATGTAAGTGATCCTCCGTCAACACCATTACAGGTTTGTGGTTGTAACCAGACAGTTTCTTCGTGATAATTATAGAAAGTCTCTTCACCATCTAACCATCCTATTGGATAATATATTGCGGAGAGAGAAGAAAGATTGTGTTGGTGAGGAAAGTTAATATCACCAGGTCCATTAATGTTTGCCCACAAATCTGAGCACTCCAATCCTTTTGCCCATCCACAGTTATCACAATAACTATTTGCAAATCCTGTGACAATACTTTTGAGATTTATAAAACTTTGATAGTCTTTCTCTATCCCATATTTACTGTGCCATCCACCAAAATTACTTTGAACAATTCCTTTCGGATCTTTTTCACATTCAGTTGCAATATCGGCAACCAATTGCTCATTCATACCATGAACAGACTCAGTGAAATTTAAAGTAAGAACTGGACTTGCAAATAATCCATGCATTCCAGGAAAAACTTCAACTGACCGATCTTCTGGTGCTGAGCACTCACAATCAGTTTCCATAACTAAACTCCTTCTTTGCGATTGCATCAAGTTTTTCCATCACCTCTGGTGTGAAGTATGCTTCTGGGTCTTTGTAAATTGCTTTAGCATAGACTTTCTTACCGTCTATCTCATAACGACCTGCAACATTTTTCCACAGACCTCCCAATTCACCCAACTCAAGAAGACCAAAATATCGATCGAGACCACGCTCATCGTAATACAGACGAACTGTAACATCTTTATTCTCCTTACTTAAACGCGACTTAGCAGTCTTTGCTTTGATAAGGTTTCCAATAACTTCCGTTCCATCCTTCTCTTTCTTTTTGCTGAGATGGATGATTGTAGAAGCAGCATACTTGAGTCCACTACCTCCTCCCATTTCTTTAGTTGGTACATAAGAACCGATGACATCATAAGTGTGGTTAGTAACGATCATTGGAATTTTTGCTTGACCCAACTTGAGTGTAAGCATACGGAAAGCACCTTTGATAAGTTGAGATTTCGTCATATCACGAACCTGCTTATCGTTCAGTGCATCTGTAATCTCCTTCTCAGTGGATAGCATACCTAAAGAGTCTAACACAAACATCAGTGGTTTGCGGTCGTCTACAGAATCTTTTAGGTATCGATCAACAATCCTGAGTGCCTTACTACGAAACTCCTCGATAGTAACAACATTCATCACAACAGTACGTTGAAGATCTACCCCACGACTTGAGAGTAGAGACTTGTTAACAGCGGCTTCAGTGTCAAAATATATGCACATACCGTCAGGATTAGTATCCAGGAAGTTTTTGACAACGGCGAGACTGAAAAAAGTTTTTCCAGTACTAGACTCGCCAGCAATGGCAGTAATCTTATTCCCAGATACACCACCAAATATGCTACCTGAAACAACTCCGTTAAAGATGTACGAACCTGTGTCCACGTAAGTTTCTGTTTCATCTATGTCCGATGCAATTTGTGCGTATTCATTGCCAATCTCTTTAACAACATCCTTTAAAAAATCCATTAGTCCAAGTCCTCTCTTTGATAATACTCTCTATCCGATATGAGATTAAAACTCATAGTTCTCCTCTCCTCAGTTGTTTTCATTGGATAAACTAAATGACCCAACCACGATGGGAATAACATAAGTTTACCAACTTCTTGGGATGGAGCATACTCATCATGGGAAAAGGGTGCATTGCAACCATAAATGAATTGTACTCTCCCATTATTTCTTCCACCTGATTTGTAAGATTCTCCATCACTATCACGAGATCTCAATTGCTCAGTTTCTAAATTACGTGGTATTTTCAAGAAGACAATACCAGCAAGATCAGATCCATGATCGTGAAGTGGAGTGAAATCACCAGCATAATATCTATTCACCCAAGCATCAGAATACCTAAGTTCATCTGAATGTTTAAAAGAAGGATCCCTATCCTTCCCACCATCAATGATTGATAATTTTACACGATCATAGTTTATATTATTAGTTACCGAATGTTCAACGTAATAATCTCCAAGTTCTTCCACAAATTTTCTAAATCCAATTTCCTCAAGAAATTCTTCCGTAAAATAAACTACTTCAAAGTCCCTAAGAAGAAGATTTGGAATGTTCCCAGTTGAAGAACAATACTTTTCCATCTCTTTAGGATCGGAACATACCTCTTCAGTTTTTCGATTAATGGCATCTACCATAGATTTTGGTAAGTCAGTCTCCATAATAAATGGACCGAATGGTTGATGTATTTTTACAGATAATTTCATTGCCAACGTTTTGTTTTTAAGTATTCAAGAATATCATTACGAACATCCATAAGTTCATTATAACACTTTTGATTGTGAGCACACTGCCTTAATGCAGGATCTGGTTTAAGCACAGACTCAATAAAGAGATCTAATCCTCGATTCCATTTGTCTCTTTTAGATTCTTCATCATCAATGGTGTGTTGGTCTCTCATACGAAAAATAATTCCAAGTTTACAGTTTTTTCGACATTCCAACCAATCGCATCAAGAATTGCTTTCAGTGGTTCGACAAAGGACTTCTCAAATTGTAAGTCATAGTCTATGTATTTGTCAATTCCAAGTTCATGTGGAAAATCCTGAATGAAAGAAATTACGTTCTCATGGATTGTATTTGGTTTTTTCAAATACAAAAACTTAATCTTTTCACCATTATTAATCAGAGAATATTTGTGATCTAGTTTATTCTTCTTAATGTAGTAATTGAATAGAAGAGATCCTCTTACATGAATCGGTGTTCCTTTAGAGTAGATATTAGAATGAGACTTATACTTGACAACATCAGATACAGAACGAGGAAAAGCAATCTCTTCTGGTCTCATCTTTTTAAACTCTTCCCTAGACTTATCAATAAAGTCAATTACTTCCTCTTCCGTACCATTCATCATCAACTTTAGACCATCCTTAATCATCTTACGACAAGGTGCTGGAGTTGATGACTTGACTGCTTCAATACCCATAATCTTGAGTTTGGGTTCATCATAACGAACACCCTCACTATCCCATACATTAAGAATATATCTCTTCTTAGCAGTCCAGATGCCACGCTCAGCAATGTTCTCCCGTTTCATTTGCATCTTTTGATCATATGCCGAAACGTAGTCCGCAAGGTTCTGGTAGCAGGTATCAATGTACGGTTCCAGTTTTTCCTCACAGACCTTATTAAGTATATCCACAATCCGTTCTTTGTTGCCAGACTTAGCAGCAAAAAATTTATCAACAACAGGTCCCATATTAAGATAGATAGAATCTGTGTCTGATGCAATGACGTAATCCTCCGATTCTGTTTGCAAAAGAGTATTTAGATATTCATTCATCTTATTCTCAATCCATCGGATACTTACTTGTCCTGACAGGGTAATTGCCTCTGCATTGGCAAGTTTGTAGTACCTAAAATACTGATTACCGATAGCGCCATAAGCACTGTTAAGAGAGATCTTCTTAGCCATTTGGATATTGTTGCAACGTGCAATCTCTTTCTCCAATGCTTTAGTTGGTGTTTTTTCATATTCTTGCTTTGCCTTGAGCATCTTTTTCTTAAAGATGACACGATCACCGTACATCTTCTCCATGAGTTCTGGTAAGAACCCACGAACATCTTTGCGGTACATGGCTCCATTAGGACATACCGCATTATCCTTATACAACTCAAATGTTATTTCTTCATTAAGGATTCGATCAACGTTAACCGTTGGATGTTTTTCATCGAGTAACGTCTCGGGAGAGATGTTGTACTGCATAATGAGATGAGGATAAAGAGAGTTGAGGTCAAAAGACACAACCCAATCATACTTTCCAGGAATCGGTTCCTTGACATATGCTCCTGCGTACTTTTCGTTTTTGCTGCCTCCAACTTTGGGAGGAATAACAATATTCTTTCTCTTCAAATAGTTATAAATGATGGCATCCCAAGTCCGTACTTGATAGAACACATCGTTATAATTGACTTTGGCTTCGTATGCCATAGTGATTGCGAGTTCAATAAGTTTCATCTTGCTTTCCAGTCGGTCAACAAGTTCAACGTCAATGATGTTGTACTCTACAAACTTCTGCCAGTTACCAGTATAGAAGTCTTTGAAGGTGTCAAACTCAGAGTGATCAAGTTTCTTCTGTCCAAGTTCTACATTAGCAATATGATCTAGACGATAGGATTCCTGTGCCTTATATGTAAACTTCTTGTACAAGTCCATATAGTCTAGTTGAGAGATACCTCCAACATCATATGAGATCTGATCTCTACCCATAATCTTCAACTCATTCCGAGTTACAAGACCCCAAGGTGAGAAACGTTTCATCTGCTTCTCACCCAAGACACGATCTAGTCGTCCACAGATATATGGGATATCATATAGTTGACAATTCCAACCAGTAATAACTTCGGGAGGATTTACATCCCACCAATCTAAGAATGACTGGAGAACTCCACGTTCTGTACTACAGTGGAAATATTTTACATTCTTTTGCTTAACTTCAAAGGGTTTAACACCCCATGTCATAATTTGCTTTGTAGAATAGTCCTGAACCGAGATACACAAAATTTCTTCTGAGCAAGAAATTGGATCGGGGAATCCATACTCAGAAGAAACTTCGATATCCAAAGTAACTAGTTTGATCTTACTGATATCAAACTTCAGTTCTTCCTCTGGATACTTATCGGAAATATATTGACAGATATATCGGTCATTACCATAGATGGAAAAACCCTGAACATCTTCATACTTTTTATAAAAATCTCTGCAGTCACGAACTCCACCTGGTTTAATAGGTTCGACATATTCACCTTCCAAAGTTTTATACTTAGATTTGCCCTTGGAAGGAACAAAGAGAGTTGGTGAAAACTCTTCTTTGTACATAACAGACTTACCATCCTCATAACCACGGAACAGGAATTTGTTCCCGATCATCTGAACATTGGTGTAGAAATTCATAAAGTAGTTTATTTCAAATGTGTAGGGTCAGAACTCTCATTCCAACAAATCGTTATACTTTTCAAGTAAAGTGGGTTTTGGATTTACCAATGTAAGAATTTTATCCGATGACATCATAAATTGATTATCGGATGTAATGTTAATTAACCAAGGTTCTAGTGTTCCATCAGAATTGATCATAAATGGTTCTGTCAATTTACAATCAGGTTCTCCAATGTCTGCACCAGTTTCCTCAATTTGACTAATCAACAGCGTCTGGTCCATCAAAACCAAAATCTTGATCACTAACTTCTCCATAATTTTCATCATCCTTAGATAGAATTTGTTCTAGATATGCGGTTTTAAGTTTATCGATTGGATCCACAAAAGTCACAATCCAATCCATTGCAACTGGATAAACGGGTCCTTTCCCGAGTGGAACCCATGGTTGAAGTGAAATATCAAAAGTTACCTGTGGTAGATTTTCAGGAACTTCAATATTTTTCATGCGAACGATGCATGGTTTCTTGAAAAAGTATCCTACAACTTTTGTATTTTCACCTTCACCATGATGCATTTCTTTTACATCGGTGACAACTTCTTCACCAGATTTTAGTATAGCAAGTTTTACGGTCATAATTTTAGATTACTCCAAGTCATTTTAGCAATAAAAAAGAGAGGTGTCAACTGGTTTGTGCCAGTTACCTCTCCGTCTGCGACGACGATACGTTTTTATTTATTCACCTTCTCATCTCCTGATTGTGTCATCATTGCTGCACCAACAAACGATGCAGCCAGAATAATAATCGTTGCTAATAGTGCCATGAGTACAAATGCTTACTAGATATATATTTAGTCAATAATAAGCAGTTTGTCAACTTATGATTAGGATTTACAGATAAACCCTTCTCTTGTGTGCCTCTGGTACTATCTTTCCAAGTGTAATCCTCAGAAGCCCATCCTCAAAGCTAACTGATCCAACTTCCGTCTCGTCACTGAGTGTCCAGCACCTTGTGAAAGATCGTTGAGCCACTCCTCTATGGACGTAATCCGTGCCTGTTTCTCCATCCTCTCTTTGTCCCTCGACAAAGAGTTTACCGTCTTGTGTGTAGACATTTACTTGCTTCTTTTTAAATCCTGCTAGTGCCAGTTCTAATACAGATTCTGTGTTACTGACCTGTATTAGATTGTATGGAGGATAATTCGATGTCGTTTCATGCAACGAAAACAGACGATTGAAGTATTCATCCATACCAATACTATTCCTATTTATGCGGTCTAGCAGTTGATCTAAATTAGCGGCATTAAACTTTGCTAAGTTGTTCATTGTACTTCTCCTTATTAAAGCGAGATTTGATTGTGTGGACCCCGAAGGCATCCATGCTTATTTATAGCACACTCCCAAAAATCGAAGGTTCAGAGAACCGTACCTTAACGTAGGGAATTCAACATCTCATGGTTGATGATCCCATCATAATCATTACCTATGGAGAAATTAAATGAAATTATAGTTTTTCTTTTTGATAAATTTGTAGTACCTCTATGAGCAACGTGTGCAGGAAAAAAGATTATATCACCCTCTTCAACATCAACCAATTGCTTAGTATGATCATACGGAGAAACTAATTCTGTTTTAGAACTTCCGTGAGGAAACTCCAAATAATAAACACCAGTATACTGCTCACCATGAGTATGCCAATCATGCATATCATATTTACGATACTGCTGAAACCACATCTCAATAACTTCTATTGAAAGATATGGTGTTATTGTAAGAAACTCATCAATCACATTGCTGAAGTGAGGTTCAAATATTTTAATCCATTTTCTGGACATATCTTCTGCACTGCACCAATCAAATCTAGAAATACTTTCAAATCTAGTTTCTACTTTTTCTAAAGTATCGCAGTCCGCTTTATCAATTTCAAAGAGAAGTTTATCCTTAACAAGATCATGATCTTTTATTCTCCCCTTAAAAATAAAATCTTTGAGGAGAATTTTTTTCATGCTTCTTCCTTTTTCTTCTTAGATCCGATATTATACTTTTGCTCTAGTGACCATTCACCTTTCTCTTTATAAGCAATAACCTTAATCTGATTGAGTGGTGCAATGTCCATAATCTTTTCTTCTTCTAGTAGTTCAACTAGTCCCCAGTCAACAAGAAGTTTAATAATTCTATTCCTGCGTTGAATATCATTTACAGTAATGTTTGCATATTTTCCGTCAAGGGCAAACAACTCCTTGAAGTGGACAATATAATACTTACCTTGCTTATGCAAGATATGACATGATTGGTACAGTTTCTTTTCTTTCCGAGAAGCAACACCAATTCGTGTCAGAGTCTCACGTACCTTCAGGAAGTCATCTGGTTCTCGAAGACTGATCTCAACCATCATAGAAGGAGACCAAGTAACCTGAGGTTCAATAATTTTAGTCATTTTTTTCCACCCTTTTCAATCTTAGATTTGATAAAAGTAATTTGTTCTTTGGAAAGAATTCTTAAAGCTTCTTTTGATTTCTCGTTGGAATATCCATAATATTGTTTAATGGCATCCAGATCATCAATTTTCTCTTTACGAATCCAAGGAGAGAATCTTTTCTTTTTCCTCAGACTATTTAGCAAAAATGAATATTGCATATCTTTATCTAAGAAATGATACCTATTCATTTCATTAGCAAACATAATAGCATCAAGGTGCCCAGACAAGCACTTGTTTATGATGAAGGGTGGGTATTGTTTAACGGAATCGGGGTCTTCTTTAATAAGGTTTTCCTTATTAAAGTTTATTGAGTTCATCCAATCTTTCAATTCCATTGTTCCTCTAGTGGTGTAAGTGGAGTAAGAGAGTAATTTGTAACCAGAAGTTCAGTCTTCACATTATCCTGAGTATTCTTGTCACCACGATGAACCATAGAGTAACGTAGTTTCCAATACTCAAGATAATATTCCTTATACAACTCAAGGAGACGATCATTCACGTTGTAAGTAATCATGAAGTCGTGAGGACACTTATATACGTTTTCAGCAAATACCTCGTGATCAAACGATCTGTGCATCTCACGATTCTTTCCATACAGAAAGTCTTTGATGTCATAAGGAGGATCAAGGAATACAAAAGTATTCTCAGAACCATCGGCATTCATTACTTCAGAGTAATCAATATTAGTAATCTTCCAGTTCTTGATCAGTTTAGAAAACTGTGCAAGTTTATCTGCACCAACTAAAGAGAAGTTGGAATTGGCAGCAGTTCGAGAGAAAGAACTGTTCTCAGTCAATCCCGAGTAACTGCACTTATTCATAATAAAGAAGGCACGTGCCTTCTGGAAATTATCGTAAGTATCAATCTCAGCAGCATACTGATTGAATAGTTCCTTAGCAAACTTATCTTTCTCTTCTTGAGTGCCACTCTCAAGCATCTTCTCTTTCTGTTCCCTGACACTCTCAGAGAGGTCTTGACCACGATCCCGCAGTTGCACCCAGAAATTGTATAGGGGCACATACAGATCATTCACCCAGACAGGAATGTCTGGATTCTCTTTGGTCACATCAATTGCAATAGATCCACCACCAATAAATGGTTCACGATATTCAGTGATGACTTTGGGATACCATTGAGAAAGAGTCTTGATTGCTTTGGACTTGCCTCCAGGGTAACGGAGAGGAGTCTTCAATGCTTTCATAATAAAATAAAAAAATCAGAGGATAAGTTTTTTCTCGTCGGGAGTGACCAGTTTACTTCCGAAGATCTGATTATACTTCTTCTTAACAGAAGAGTCAACGTTGACAACGTAAACAATGAAGTCCCGTGACAATTGAATATCAGGTTCCTCCTTATCGATAACTGTTGCCCATGGAGCAAACCCAACATTCTGAGCACTAGGTAGAACTACTAGACCATTCTTAATGGTAATAGTATTCTCATCTTCAGTGACTAGTTCTGCAATCACTTCTTCACCCGTAATAATACGGAGCAGTTTTACATCAATCATAATTAGTAAAAATTAGGTGTATCAGATTTGTGGAGAAGAACTCCATCAACGTTATTCAATAGTTCTTGCACACTTCCGTGCAGAACTCGATATCCAGTTCCAACATAAAGTTGCCCAAGAACAACTGCTACGGTAGCAGTGCCCCAGAACACATAATAGAATCTAGACTTAACTTGTGCTTTTAATTTTGTTTTTTTCATTTGAATTTACACTCTACCATAATTTCAGTTAGTGCTGCGAGAATATTAATCTCCTGATCAGCAACAAAGGCAATCTGATACTGATACTTGGCAATGATTAGAACTGCTGCTGCAAGAGAAGGTCCATCAACAACAGATGCAAGACCATCATAAACCCTACGAAGGATTAGATTAGGATCATTATCTAAATTAGATGTAACCCATTTTCGGACATAACCAAAGTCTTTGACTTTCAAATTCTTGATTAAATCTTCAACACTTACATCGGAGAACTGAGCAAGGATAGCACTATCAATCTTACCTGACACTGAGTATCTTTGACACTCATTAAGAACACGTCTCCAATCAGGAAAGTGCTTATTGATCAATTCTACCAGGACCTTGTTATCATATTCAACACCTTCTGCAACCAAGATTTGTTGGAGACGTTTGAAGAAGTTTGCTGCAATTCCCTGTCTTTCTTTTCCCTTAATTCCAAACTCGACGACGGCGCATCGGGAGTGGAGAGGTTCAATGATTTTATTTTTGAAATTACAGGTGAAGATGAATCTACAGTTGTTATAAAATGTCTCAATATTTGCCCGTAAGAGGAGCTGTACATCATGGGTTGTGTTGTCAGCTTCGTCAATAATGATGACTTTGTGCTTTGCTTCAGTTGCCGAAAGTGATACGGTCGAAGCAAAGTTCTTTGCTTGGTTCCTAACTGTGTCCAGAAATCGTCCTTCATCAGATCCGTTGATAACGTAATAATCTACACCCAGTTGCTCGCATAGTGCCTTTGCCACTGTGGTTTTGCCACAACCAGCTGGTCCAGAAAGAAGCAAGTTGGGTATTTCTTGCTTATTTAGAAAGTCCTTAAACATAGTTTTAGTATGCTCAGGAAGAATGCAGTCATCAATCGTCTTTGGTCGATACTTCTCAACCCAAAGAAAGTCAGTCTTTTTCATAATTTAATCCAGGTCCTGTCCTCAAATTTTAATTCACTATCACTATTAATCTCTGTTGGAAAACTAACAGATAATCTTTCAGTAATAGATGTTGCCCGATGTGGGAAAAATGCTGGGATGAATATTGCATCACCAGGTTCAAGATCACAATCAATAAAGGGATCTTCAGTTAAGGTCAGATTGCCATTGTCTCCTTTAGGATCACACAACCAATCATACCACACTTTGAAGTTTGTGACACCCTCACATTGAACAATAATATTGTTGTTATAATCAAAGTGAGTTCCAAATGGATGAACTGCATCTAGGTTCTTACATGCATACACATGTGCATCTACTGGTTTCTGATATTTGCGTTCAAAGACCTTACATAGACGATTTATTTTCTCTGTAGACTTTGACATATCGAGAAAATAACATACTCCATTGCGTATTGCATCACCTACAGTACTTGGTGGAAAACAATCGTTATCAAGACACCATGCAGTATCTTCCCATTTACAATTATCCTTTCCACCAAAATGAACTCGTTCATATGTAAGTAATGGACGAACATTTATAAGATATTCAAGTTCTTCCCATGTTAATAAGTTTTTATATAAGTTTTTTATTACCTTAGAAGTCATGAATAAAATGAGTTTGTTCTTTCAGTTCATCGGGTAGTTCTTCAGACCACATGAACTCAGAACTTGTTTCATCAAGAACTGGTTCAAACATCTCATCAACATCAACTAAGTAAAGAAGAGTTGGTGTATGAGTTGCTCTTGCATCTTCAACGTCTGGAAACATGTAGTTTGAGAATCCCACAAGTTTAAAGTTTGGGTAGCATCTTCCAACTTCTCTAATATGAACTCTTTCAGCAAGTTCTTGAATTGTTTCTCTAAACCTAAGTCTTCCTCCAATAACCCAGAACACACCCTTCACAGGTTCTTGTGTCCTTTTAATCAATAGAAATTTATTTTTATATCTAAACGCAAAGTCTGCACAAAAAATTGGCATAGACTTCATCATCTTTTGATAGTCTTCTTCTGGTATAAACATTTTCAATCCTCAGGATAATCAATAATAAATTTGTCTTTTAAGTGCCAATGAATATCATCATGTACTTGCTGCATTGCATTGTGTTTGATTGCCCAGTGATCATCATCATCGTTGATGAGGACAGTGACTTGGGTTTTCACATCAACTCTTAATGCTTTCATCGTAACCACTCAAGTTTACTTGTCCTTTAGTATACCACAACCATTCGGGTTTGTCCCCAAATCCATACCCTGTCCCTGATTATCTGTTCTTGGGCTCCCTTCATTTTTCTTTTCAGTCTTTTGAAATGTTGCTCTCTTATACCTATTAGCAAATATATCAGGACACCAATAAGTTACAATCCAATTAATAGTGGGATTTAATTCCATATGCTTTTCAACACTATGGTTCATACTACCTATTTGAACATATCCATCATGCATGAGACATTTACCATTCTCTAGTTCATAAAGATAAAGTGTTTTAACTCTTGTACAAGAAGGAAATTCTGTACGTTCATTGGGGAACTCATCTTTAGTATCCCAACCATATTGTTCTTCCATTCATACCCACTCTGGTTTACGATCTGGAATACGAAGATAATTATCTTTCACCCAGGGTTTAGATGAGATATACATCTTGTACTTATCGTAAATATCAATACCTTCATCATATTTAAACTCATCAGGTCCTGCAAAGACAAAGGGTGTTGGACCCTTCCCACTGCGACCTTGAGGGTCTGCTGTAGGAAGTATCTCCTTTGCCACTAGAAGAGTTTTCTGGCAAGTATGGATCTTACCATAACGAGCAGTATACTCATCACACATAGCAAGTCCATGAGCAAGCAACCATTGCCAGTTAGTCACAAACTCATTTGCCCATTTGGTGCAGGGATGATTACGAAAGGCACCCTTCTCAGTAGCATAGGGAGTACCGTCTGCTCTGGGAAGAGTGCCAAAGTTATGACCCCATTTGTCTGAACAAACAATAGCAAGCATCTGACAAGTCTCTAAGGGCATCTTGACAATGTGCTTATCGGGGAGAACCCTAGCAGACATCCAAGGACTAGGATCAGTTACAAAGATGTTCATAGTATTTTTGACATCGAGATTGTCAGGAGGAATGCTATCATTATAACCACATCCCAGGACTTTGTACGGACAAAATAAGGAATTGAAATAGTATCTGCAGCAAGATTTAATATAGCTCCAGTCAAAACATCGACATGGAGAATAATAAAGTATGCAACGATAACTCCAATACTTCCGATTATCCGTAAAGCAACGTCAGGAGTTATTTGTAGTTTGAGTTCAGAAGTTTTCTGCATTTATGATCTCTTGGTGAACATCCACTATGAATATATCGACCATCAAAGACAACCAAACGATTTGGTTTTGGTTCGATTGATTCCTTTATAGTAAAAGAATTAATATTATCTCCATCAACCTGAGTTCCACTATCCCTTTCATTAAAGATGTGGGTGTTACCATCGGTTTGGTTTATATAAAGAATTGCTGAGTAATGAAATTGTCCAGGATAATCCACATGAGGTCCATGAGTAGCACCTTCAGGATTTTGCATACACATATCTGCTCTGACTCTCAGAACTTCTCTTGCACCGAGATAAGACTTTACCTTTAGAGCAAAGGGATAAATCAAATCTCCGAGTGGACAAGTTGATTTATCATTATTGATAAGGAGATTAGAAAAACCTTGAGTAAATTTTTCATCTCCATTTATGCTGAATTTTTTAGAACTATGGTAAGTAGAGTCATCACTGTAATACCATGGAAAGGTATCATCGCACATGACTTTATTTGCGATATAGTCAAAGTAAGACTTATCTAAAAAATCATCAATAATCTCAACAAACTTAGTCTTCATAAGAAGAATCTGGTTCTAGGGCAATCCAATAGGTAAGGTTTTTATCAGAGTTGACAAACTTAGAAAGAAGTTTCTTAGAGATAGAAACTTGATAACTACCAGGAAGAATTTTGATGTTTTCTACTTTGAAGTTGAAACTAAAAATATTTTCTGTCTCACCGACAATGATAGAGAAGTCATTAGAAGTATCATTCTTACGGTCAGATACTACTAGTTTCACAACACCATTCTCACCAACAACAGATAGATCTGGAAGTTGATAAACAGCAGATGCCTTAAGGAGTTTGTCTAATTGCTGAGTATTAAGATTGAAAGCAATCTCTTCAGATGTCAGAACAATATCCTTATCTGGAGGAGTAATGATCACATTTGGATCAGCAAAGAAGTATTTGGATTTCATCTTACCTTCACGGATAACCATGTAAGAATCATTCTCAATATCAAGTTCAGGACTCTGGTGAAGACTTAGACCATTAAGGAACTGATTAAGATCATAGATACCAAAGTCTTTAGGGAAGTCTTCATTTACTTCAACCTCGGCAAGAATGTTTTTCATCACACTGATAGTGCGTAGTTTCTTACCTTCTTTGAAGAGAAGAGATTGATTAATATTAGAAAAGTTTTTCAGAATATTAACAGTTGAATCAGAAAGTTTCATAATCACCTTTGGGTTGTTTGTGTAGACCAGAGAAATGGTAAAGAAGGACGCAATAATGAATTGCTTTTAAAATATCTTGTTTAGATTTTCCTCCCTTCTTACCAAAACGAGAAAGATATTTGATAGCATTTGATCGGCAGAATGGTTCTGCATCACCAATTGCTTCGATAAGATCTAAAGTTTGTGTTTTAGATTCTTTAGATGTGTAGTGTGCATTGTAAGTTTGAGATAGGTACTCACGAACCTCCTTCATAGTCAAATCCTCTTCATACTTCCAAAAACCATTGTTTGAAAGTTGATCAAGATTTAAGTCAATTCGGTCTTCACTCATAGATGAAACAGGTATGTTGATATTGAGGGTATCTCCGAAATCGATAACATCATTATCGTCGTAGATGGGTCGGTCGTCTCCTAGAGGACGACCATCATTATTAAAGAAGTTCATTTCTTCGTCACTAAATCCGTACATTTCGTCGTATAAAAAACTCCAAGAAGTCATAATATTCCTCCCAAATTATATCAGAAGTTGGTAGTGTTGTCAATTGTATTGATGCTATCATCAGATGTCATTTCAAAGTCAGCATCGATTTTGTCATAAAGTTCGATAAATGACTGCTTAGTCTCATCATCAAATCGTGCAGTGCAGACCTCAATTGCTTTTTCCTTGTTATCAAAGATGCTATAAGCATTAACGATATGCACTAGACGACGAGTACTGATAACTTCATCAATACCACCATCATAGAAGGTCTTACGGATGATGTCTGCCCAATCAACTAAACGAGACAAGAAGTTATCGTCAGTAACATTAAGAGTATCGGCAACCTTAGAAAGAATCTTTGATTCACTTGTAGGGGAAGGATATGCCTGCTCAAAGGTTACAGGGAATCTTTCAAGGAATGCTTCATTGAGGACATTAGTTCCAATGAATCGTCCATCCTCAGATCCCTTGCCTTTAGTGTTTGCAGTTGCGAATACATTGAATCCACTCGTAGGGTCAACTCTTCGTCCAACTTTCTTCAGAAACACACCCTTACCTTCTAGGATGGATTGCAGACAGAGGATTTTGTTACTTGCGAGATCGATTTCGTCAAGTAGGAGCACTGCTCCCCGCTCAAGGGCTTCAATAACTGGTCCATTGTGCCATACAGTATTACCATCGACAAGACGGAAACCGCCAATAAGATCGTCTTCATCAGTTTCAATTGTAATGTTTACACGAATAAGTTCTCTACCCAACTGAGCACATGCTTGCTCTACAGAGAAGGTCTTACCATTTCCTGACAAACCAGTGATGAATGTTGGATAAAAAAGATTAGACTTGATAATTTTTTTAATGTCAGTGAAGTTCCCGAACGGGACAAAAGTATCATCCTTGATAGGAATAAGGTTCATATCTTCCCGATCGGTAGCAGGGATAGCAGCAGGTGCTTCATATGTGCGTTCAATCTCTTCAACTTTCTTGTTTGTCACTTCAAGATTCCACTTACCACGACTAACCTTACGATCAGACAATTTACTAGATACGGTCTGGTAGTTAGATCCGTTCATTGCACACCATGCACGAATATCGGAAGAAGTTACATTGTTACCGTATAATGCTTTAAGTGAAGTGACAACGTATTCTGGAGACATGGACATGTGTTTCTTTTGAACTGAAGTTATTATAGTATAGAACCAGGAGGGTTGTGCCCATCAGAGGACAGTTTGGAAAGTGGTACTCCTTTATGTTTTAACATACAGGCACTCCGTGCCCATGCCCTAGAAAGACTAGTGACATCAGCACAGAGTGTGTCAAATTTACCACAATAAGGACAAGATCTGTTAGTCATGCGATTAAGGAAACAAACTCATTAAGAACTTTCTTATTCGATTTTTTAGTCTTAAGGGATTTGACAAAAGCAGATTTAATCTTTGCCTTTGTTGCACCATCATCTACTTCAAAGTCTGTTTGACTAGCAAGATTAGAACTAGCAAGTCCGATATATGTATCATAACCAGAATTTTTAATCATAACGCAACGTTCTTTCTTCCATATAGTTTTCATAATTTCAATTTCCTCCCAAGAACTTCCATGAAGACGAATGAAAGATCCAGATTCACCTTTTGAAAGAACACGAATACCCACAAAATTTGTATTTGGAAAAGTATCTTTAAGATTAGTCAGCATCAAATTAGTGAATGAAACATATGCTGATTCATGATAGTTAGTAACTTTGTAAGTTGTACCAATCTTACGATCACGAATATAACAATTGGCATTAAGACGTGCAGTTCCAATTCGTAGTTCCTGATTTGGATAATCAATCTCAACATGACGACTACAAGGTGCTGCTTCACCGTCTGTCAAAACAATACACTGTACCTTTTCTAGAGAATATTGTCTCTTGAAATTGGGAATAATTTTATGCAGAGAAATGAGTGCTTCATTCAAAGGAGTTCCAGATAGACCCATACGAATAGGAATCGGATATCCAACGTATTTAGTTTGTGCGAATGCAATTCGGAACATAGTGTGCATTTGCTTATCAAGAATACGATTACTTACATTACTTGTAAGAATATTCATCATCGAGAAGACATCAGGAACTAGAAGCAATCCATCTTCCTTTTCATAATGAGGTTCTGGATAGACTAGTTTACCTGTATCATCGTAAACTCCACATCTGAACTCATTAGTAAATGCATATACATCAAACGGAATTGATACTTTACGACAGAACCAAATTAGATTAAACAATTGCTTCATAGTATCAAGCATAACGGTTCCCATAGAACCAGACCAGTCAAGAACAAATAAAAGACCATGATTCTTTCCATCAGGAAGAACAGTTACTTTCTTGAAAATGTCTTCATTGTACTTATAGGTGTGGAGTTTAGATGTATCAAGCACACCAGTCTTGGATACGGCGGCACGAGCATATGCAGCAGCAGACTTACGGCATTCAAATTCTTTAACAAGATAGTTTACTTCTTTCTGTGCTGATTTTTTAAAGTCTGAGTATGAAGTGTCTGCCCAATCAAAATGGTTTAGGTCTCCACCATCAGTTTCATAGTTAGACCAAAAGGTATCGATATGATTATGAATATCAGAATTAGATGAGATTACTGTTTTCAGATCCAAATCTGGAATATTTAAATAGGTCAATTCACTATATGGATTATCTGCTCCACGATCATCAATAAGATCACTGATAGAATCTTCAAGATTCTCTGCAGTTTTTACATCAAGACTAGAAGATCCACCACCAGATGATGATGATGCAATCTCTGGCATAGAATCTTCACCAGATTCACCTTCAGAAGACTCGGTTGATTCTGTGTCTAGTTCACCATCACTAGAATCAGAAGTATTTTGATTCTCAACAGAATTTGAAGATCCTTGAGTAGGAGCAAGGGAGACCTCACTCAAGTCTTCCTCTTGCTTTTTCTTACAATAGTTGTATAGTTCTTCGGCAACAACCAGAACATCAGCAAAAGTCTCGCAATCAGAAATTGCTTTGATCAAACGACTTTCTTCTGGATTGTGAACAGGAATATTTACATAGTTACCAATCTTGAAGTAAAGATTCGCACGATCTGCAAGATTCATTGAAGGAATATCTTCATTCTCTAGTGCAAAGAAATCTTCCTCAGAAAGTTCTCCATAACCACGATAAAATGTTTTAGCAAGTCCTGCATACTTGCGTTTCATAAGTTTCTCAATTCTAGCATCTTCTACAACATTGACAAACTGTTTGGGAGTATCCCAATCCCATTCATCAGGAGTGAAGAGAGCATGTCCAACTTCATGAGCAACCAACATATCAAAAACACACTCAGATGCTTTCTTCCACATAGGAAGTGTCAGAACCCGAGTGTGTACATTGAACATTGCAGTCTCAACATGACGATGCTCAACCACCAAATCTTCCATAGCAAGAAGTTTAGCAAGTTGACTCTTCACTTCAAAGTTGATGGACATGCGTGTTTGTCTTAGATGTACCTATTATAGAGGCAACACGGCCTTAGACTGCGATCTTTGTGCCACTTTATAAACCGTCACAGGGTCGTCCTTATGTCTAAGTCTATGGCAATTGGAACAGATCAAGACACATTTGTCAATTTCTGCTTGGACAATCTCCATAGAGTATCCATCTCGGAGCAACATACGAATTTCATCTTTTTTCAATTCTGGTTGCTCATGATGAAAATCCATACAAATTGGATCATATGTTTTTCCACAATCTTGACAAGGTTTTCCAGTTTTATAATTGGTCAACCATTGCATTCTGGCTAGGACTTTAGTTTTTCTTGTTCTTTTTGGCATTTTATGGTTCGTATTATTTTAGATTTGGATATAGAAATTGATAATACCAAGAATAGTCTCTTAGCATTTTGTTTTGAGATTTCCGTTTTATCAACGGAAACTCATAGGTTTCTTTTTTAGAAACTACCTTAGGGCGTATCGTATGATCACCCCAAGGTGCATATATCGAATCATTATAATGCCCTTGTCTTACATCATTCAAATCATTCTCGTAATCATCAGCACCGATAAAGTCATAAATGCTAGTTAATACTTTTTGAGGATTTTCCATAAAGTCTTCATATCTAACAAACTTAAAGTTCTTTAGATATTTTCGTTCACAATCTAAAATTTCTTTCAATGCAAAAAGAGGAGTATGAATCATGTCTTGCTGCATATATGATTCAATTCTCCTATCCATCAGATCGACATCATTAAACTCTTCTCTAGAATCAAAAGGGTAAAGTTCTTCTGTAGAAGGTCCCATAATTCTATCTTCAGTCTCAAGTTTTTCCATGGATGAAATAACTCCACGCAAATCTCGAACAAGATAAATTACCTTTGCAGATGGGACAAGATTAAAAAGAAGATCAAAATCTACTGCCCAACTTCTATCTTTATCAACGTAGATATTAGTATCACACAAATTTTGTAACCAAGATGATATTCCTGCTCGCATGAAAGAGTTGTATAAGAACTTCATCTCTTTCATTGTATGCTGAGTTTCGGTATATACCTTTTCAGAATGCTGAGAGATATTCGTCAGAATAATCGACAAGCAAGAATCCATCTCCACAGTCATATCTGGATGTTGTTGCAAAAGACTACCTAGAAGAGTTGATCCACTTCTAGGTAGTCCTGCTAGAGTTATAAATTTCATGATTCAACTATCTGCGAAAAATTCTTTCTCTTTTCAAATTTAATGACTCGATCAAACTTATCATGTAGAGATTCTTTGTGAGAAATAACAAAGATGTTAGCATCTTTAATTACAAATCGAATAATTTTAAGAAACTCATCTGTACCAAATCCATCAAGTGATGAGTCAAAAATTTCATCCATAATCAAAAGATTAGTACTAGTAGAGTTTTTAATCTTAGCAACTTCTCTCCAAGTAAACAATAATGCTAGGTCAATACGTTGCTTCTCACCTTCAGAGAATGAAGAATAAGAAAAGTCTTCATGAATTGGTGACTCTACAGATTCATTAAACTCTTCATCTAGTTTGAAGTTAATGTAGAACTCCATCATCTGCAGATACTTTGCTACCTGCTGATTTATGAGTGGAAGATACTTTTCAATAATCTTCGACTTAACTCCACTATCCTTTAGAAGTTCATGTAGGAAATCATGTCTAACAATTTTATCCCTATTCTCACTTAGACTATCAAATACGGTTTCGAGATTATTTTTGTATGTGGTTAACTTTTCCTTTTCTTCAGTCTTATTTGCCGACTGATCGTTTAAAGTTTTAATCTCAAAGTTTAGACTAGTTACTTGACTTTGTAGTGACGAGATTTTTGCACTATTGGAACTAATCTTACTTTGGGACTCCATAATAGATTTTGAAATATTGTCAAAAATTTTCTCACGAAATTCTTCAGACTTGATAGTTTCAATAAGTTGATCATACCCACTCTCCAATTCGGTTATTTTGTTATTAGTATTTTTAAGTCTTTTAACACGAAAAGACTCTTCTATAGTTTGCTCACACGTAGGACATGTGAGATTATCTGAAAAGAAATTCTTCTCACGTTTGATAGTATCCATCTTCTGTGAGATTTTACCTTTCAAGTTTCCAAGTTTACGAATTTTACTTTTCGCATCTTGCACACTTTCAAGTTCTTTTGTGTAACGAAACACATCCTCTTCAAATATAGAAGTGTCTCTATTAAGATTCCCAATATCACTATTGAGTTGAGAAATTTTATTGTTGTGTTTATTGATTATATCTTTATCAAGATTATCAAGTTCACTAATAAAGTTTTCTTGCATTCTGACTTTATCAGTAAAAGATTCTTTCTTCAGATTTAATACTTTAACATCTTCCCTATATCCCCTAAGTTGATCTTTGATGATGTTATTCATCGTAGAAAAAACTTTGATGTCTAGGATATCTTCAATAACTTCCCGTCTACCTGATGCTGGCAGTTGCATAAACGGTGTAAAATTACTGCTACCTAGAATTACGATCTGAGTAAAAGACTTATAGTTCATCTTGAGAATACTTTGCTCAAGATATTTTTGCTGATCATTAGCAGATGCTGCTTGATCTAGAAGTGTTCCGTCACGATAAATCTCAAAGACATTTGGTTTAATGCCACGAACAATGCTCCACTCTACTGATCCAATCCTAAAATCAATATTTACAACACAATCCTTTTCATTCGTAGTGTTAATGAGTTGTGGTTTATTAATCTTACGAAATGATTTTCCAAACAAAACAAAAGTCAGTGCATCAAGGATAGTTGACTTTCCTGCACCGTTTGTTCCTATAATTAAACTATTCTGACAATCATCAAGTTGGACTTCGGTAAATTGATTACCAGTTGAGAGAAAGTTTTTCCAACTAATTTTTTTAAAATAAATCATGTTCTTCAGGTGGAACTACTAACTCATCACTACCAATAATAGCATACATGTATCCATGTTGACTACATGTTTCAAATAACAACTCTTCTTCAACTTCCACGGATTTCATTTTCGGAGAACCACTTTCTTCTAACATCATAATAAAACGTTCAACATCATCATCATTTTCCCAAATGTATAGAACATTTTCACCATTATCGTCTGCTACAGAATATGCACCTCTGTCTTCTTCTCCGTCAATTACTACGATATACATGCTAGATCATTTCGCAAGCTTCCTGATACACCTCTGCGATAATTTTAGATAACTCTGATTTATCTAAGTCAATCTCAGACTCTTGTATGTACTTATTTAACAAACTTAAAGTGTTCTCAGATTCAATCTCTTCGATTTGATCTTTTGAATACCACCCATTAAAGTCTTGACTTTCTATAATTTTTAGATCTGCAACATTTGCAGTATAGAACTTATCAATAAACTTTTCAAAGTTTTTGTTGTTACTCTTTTTTCTGACGATGATCTTTACAATCATATCACGATACTTTGAAAAGTCAAATGTCTTATAGTCAGTATCTTCATAGTAAACATGATGAAAAATACTATAAGGGTTATTAACAAAAGTATGTTCTAAAGTTTCTGTATCGAATATTGTAAATCCACGTACATCATTTACATCGTTCCAGTAGATTTCGTATGCGTTTCCTGTGTAGTGGATGTTCCTATCATTCGATCTAGTGTGGTAGTGACCAGAGAAGACTTTGGTGAACTTCTCAAATAACTTGCTCTCATGACCATGCTCCATGATGCACTGTTTATTAGCAGCAAATCCTCGGAGTTCAAGGTGCCCCATCGCAATCTTGCTATCAGTCTTTTTAAGAAGTTTAAAAGTGGTTTCTTCATTTTCTTTATTAATCCATGGAATGAATGCTATCTTTAGACCATCGATAGTAACCTCAGATGGTTCTGAATAGACTTCAACATTTTTATATTCACGAAGTAAAAGATCTACTGCATTCACATTATTAGTATTCTTATAGAATGCAGTATGATTTCCTACTATGGTATGAATTTTACATCCCATACTTTCTAAAACATCGTAGTAATTATCCTTTGCCCACTTAAGTGAACTAAAATTAATACCAGTTCTGTTATCAAAGGTATCACCCATATCAACAATCGTAGTAATTCCTTCCTCTTTTAGATAAGGAAAGAATACATTATTATAGAACTTCAGAAAAAAGTCGTGAAAGAGTTTTGAATTCTTACGTGCTCCAAAGTGTTGATCTGTGATGAGGGCAATCTTCATACGTTATTTGAACCCATTCCTCTAAGTTTAGAATAGACAGCATCTTTGATGCTATTATAGTCCGAATAGTTGGAGTTGTCAACAGTGTTGTCATTCACAAACACCTGATCATATCCAGTCTTTTCTAAGATCTTATTTTTAATATCTAACTGCTTCTTTTCTTTTTGAATACGTCTCAAGAATGCGTAGTGAATAATCTGTGTGAAGTATGCAAAAGGATTTGTAGATTTCTCTGGATTGAAATTGTGAATGTACTGAATACAGTTTTCTACTCCATCAGAGATCATATCATCTTTAAAGATGTAGTTGACAAAGTTTGGTTTATATGATAAATGAGTTGCAATCTTAAGAAAGCATTCACCAAGATAATTTGTGATCCTAGGTCTTGGTTCACCTGCCTCTGCGGCTGCTTCACGTGCTTTTTTGTATTCTACAATTGCATCTAGGAAATCTCTATTATTTACATAATGTTCCGATTGTTTTCTTTTAGGCATTTCATTATTACCAGTAATTCAGTATGTACTCATTCTACCATAGCTTGACAAATGTGTAAACCATGTGTAGAATATCTCTGTTGAGGTTGATAGGAACGCTTTAGCTAACTTTTAAATAGATTTTCTAAGTACTTTCGAGTATCATCTACTGACGATAGATATCCCATTTTTCTACTTAGATTATGTTTTTGATGATCATCTTTTGATTTTCTACAAAAAGACTTATACATTTTAATTGTATGATTGTCATTACATTCTATAATTGTTAGGACATCTTCCATATTGATTATGATCATATCAGATGATGATGTTTTTAACCAAGGATCTATTTTATAACATGCTTGACCTCTAATTAAAATTTCATCAATCGTAACTGGATCTAATAACATGAGGAATGTTTTATCACCTTCGTTAGAAGGTGATACCTTAGAGAATATCTCCTCAGTATTTTTTAGTTTTATCGTTGCATAAAATTCTTCTTCCATTAATCTTTTAAATCGATGTTTATAATATCATAATTAAAATTTTCTTGATTATAGATTTTAATTCTTTCGATTAAGTGATTGAGTGTATAGTTTTTTAAACTTCTAATTGTACAGTCGTCTGCTATATCGTATAGAGTTGCTTTTGTTTTATTTTTACCTTTCCTTAAAACTCTTCCGATCGATTGTAGATTGCGGATTCTTGATTTAGACGGACTAGCAAAAATAACATTATGAAGATTTCTAATGTTAATTCCCGTTGAGAAAGTTCCATATGATGCTACTATGATCGCACTACTTTCATCCTCAGTTATTCGTCGAACTTCCTCTCTTTCCTCAGAGTCAACTCCACCATGGACAAAAAATACTTTTCGTCCTTCACTTACGGAACTATTTATCTTTTCAAAAAGAGGTTCACCATGTGCGGCAACCCGACTATAAAGAATCAAAGTATTACCTTCCAATCCTTTTGCGAGATTTAATATAAATTTATTTCTCTTTTCATGACCAATTAGGTATTGTATTTCATCTTCATAAGTATCAAATTTTTTTGGAGTATGTTTCAATATAAGACATCTAATCTCCAGGTCTGATACATGACCTTTCTCCATTAACTCAGATGTACGTGTTACTCTGTAGCATGGTCCAAACAATCCTTCCAATACCCACTTATGTGTCTGTGTTCCATCAAGTGTTCCTGTAAATCCATATCTATATTTTGTATGATGGAGATGATTCATAATTGTAATAAGAGACTTGCTTTTAAATAAGTGAGCCTCATCACCAATTACTACATCAAAATCTTCAAAATAACTACGTTCTAATTTATAAATAGACTGCCATGTTGTAACTGTGACAGGAAGATCTGTTTCTTTCTCACATCCTGCATATATCTTATGACAATATGAATCTGAATTCCATCCATAATCCCGAAAATCCGAGACGAGTTGATCTACTAGACTGGTCGTTGGTACGACTACGAGAATTTTTCGTTTCCTATCCACATGATATCTCACGACAGCGTAAATCATCAGACTTTTTCCTGACGCAGTTGGACTTAACAGAATCTTTCTGTTATATTTTAATGCATCATGAACTGCTTCAATCTGATAATTTCTTGGGGTCAATGCAGTTATCGAAGCAAGGTAATCTTTAACTCCTTCTAAACTAATCTCCTTATTAACTTCAAAGGGTTTTCCATAGTACTTATTTGTTACAAACTCATATGTGTAATTATAATTGCTACAAAATTCTACAAGTCTATGTAATAGACCTATGTAAAGTCTTTTGGTCCTCAGATCAAATAAGTGTATCTCACCATTCCAATTTCTCTTACGATACTGAGGCATAAATTTTGCCCCAGGAACTTCAAATTTGAAGTGATCTCGTAATTCGTATTCTATGTGTGGTTCAGTAGTAATTTTGAGATATACTTCATTACACTTTTCAATAATTAAATTAGCCATATCCAGCTTGGAATTTTAAAAATTCAATTGAGTTTTTTATTTGGTACGTTCGATTAGATATTTGTTTTAAGATACTATCGATGTAATTAATCATTACCACATAATATTCAATCTTCATACTGATAGTTGAGAGTCTCTCATCAGCATCAAGATACTTATTCATAGCATCTTTATCTCTTACTTTTTTGGGGAAAGGATCTTTTACATATACATCTGGGTCTGCCTTTCCAGAATAATATTCGTATCTTTCGTGTCTTACGTTTTTTCTTTGCTGCTCTGCTTTTGTTTTTAGCAATACTAGATTGTTTAAGATATCGTAGTATTTTGAATGTAGTACTGGAATTTTTAGTGATTCTTCGTGTAAGTTGTCAATATCAATCTGAGAATCTTTTTCCCACATTGATTTAATCATAGCAATGTCAAATGTCATACTCTAGAGTTAAACCTGTCGTTAATAATGTATATACTATACTTAAAAGTTACTGTTGCTGCGAAGTATTGAATGTCTGTATCCGTAGCATCAAATTCCATTTGAGAAAGTGAAGTTGGAAACATATCTTTGAATACTACGTTGTACTGTAAATTCTCAGTATTTGTTAAAATTTGTAGAGTCCCATCAGAATAATGATTCTGTTGATTTTGTGTAAATGGTTTCCCTAGCAAATTATCTTCATTTTGTAAGTCATATATTTCACTTAAGGATTCTGGAAATCCTAAACCTCGCATCCAATTTTGAATTTCTAAGTAATTCCCCAGATCTTCATCTACTAAAAATCTAATAGAAAGATCTTCAAAATCCATCATATCACCAGGAACTGGAATCATTTTTAAGTATGATCCTTGTTCTGCAACTCCCAAACTTATACCAGGAACATTTGCTGAGTTAGCAAAGTATGCAAGTTTAGGTGCTCTTGATATTGTAAATTTAAAACCAGTTGGAGCAAGAAAATTCCTATTTGCAATCTGTGTTTTAAACGCTGATGATGATACAGGCACAACGATAGAAATCCTTGGATACTCTATTTATCACTCTAATCCCATCAAGTATTCTCCGAGTGCTTCCTTCAATTGCTCAGGTGTTAGTTGTGGTTCTTCCTTCAGATATTTCTCTAAAACATATACACAATGATTTTTTATTGCCACATCACTAGACCACGAAAGTCTATCATTTACGATGTCTCTTGGTGTCTTTAGCATGGATTAATTTTCTGCTCTAGTATGTAGGCATAAAAAAAGGACCTCCGAAGAGGTCCTGTGAAAACTCTGTGAATAGAGATCACATGAGGTTCTTAACGGTTACACGTCTGTAGTAACGGTTAGAGTTGGTGGTTAGTCCACCGAGACCCTGATTGGTGCCTTCTGCGAATGGGTTAGCAACTAGACCATAACGGGTCTTGAAGCCAATCTTGGGCTGGAAGGTGTTCTCTCCAACTGCACGAACCATCTGAAGAGGAACGTATGGGCAGTAGAATAGACCTGCGTCATAAGGTGAAGAACCCTTATAACCAGCAACATAGTACTGATTAGCAGCACTGTTTGCAGAATATGGGTCAATGTATACACGGAACTTACCGAGTAGAGTACCAGCAAAGGTGTTGCCAGTGTCATCTACGTTAAGGTTTGCATTAAGTGCAGGAGTGTAATCGAGTACACCAGCCATGGCTAGAGCAGAAGCAACGTCTGCGGAACACATGATGATGTTGCCCTTTCCTCTACGAGTTCTTTGTGCGATTGCGTTAGCATCACGCTCGATTTGGAAGAGTAGACCCTTGAACTTCTCAACAGACCAACGACCATTGGAGTCGATATCTAGATCGAACTCACCAGCAGTTGCGGTGTTGACGGTAGCACCTTGCTCAGCAGTCTTGTAGATAGTTCTAATAACTTCTCTGTTGATTTCCGCAAGGATTTCAGTAGAGAGGATATTAGCAAGTTCTGCTTCAGCATTAAGACCATGAATTGCCTTAATGTCTTGTGCTAGTTCTAGGGAGTATTCTGCCTTGAGTGCTCTGGACTTTGCAGTCACAGTAACTTTCTCAATGCTGAATGCCATCTCGTTGAACTGATCAGAGACGCCGAGATTCTCAGCATCGTCAGTTCTCATGCCCTGACCAGCATTGTATGCTAGTTGATCGGCAGAACCAGTTGGGTTAAGGACGGAAGGATTGCTACCAGACTGTGCGGTAGTACCCAAACCAGCATTAGGATCAGTCTGACCAGCAGTGAGTCCTCTTCCTGCGTTCTG